GGTGATATCCTCATTTGACAGCTTTGTTCTGTATAGTACCGGTTGATCTCCTTTGTAGTACTCCCACAAGTACTTGATAACTGACTTATTGTAATTAAAAAAACCGATGCAATCACCAATAACCTTTACAATGTTGTCTTCGGTTATCTGCTCCACATCCGTATATGCAATTTTTCTACCGTGACAACCCTTTACAAGGTCTTGAAATTTCATAGTGTTCATATTTTCACCTACATAAATGTAATTCCGCTGCTCTGGTCTCTTTTGGGAAGTTTCTTGATCTCACGTTCTCCGGTCTCCGTATGGTAAACAACCATCTTATCGCAATTCCGGCACTTATATGTCTTGTCAATGTGCGATTTTGAACTGCATTCACCGACCAACCGTCCGCATCCCGGACAGTACACTCTAATTTTTTGATTAAAAATCATAAATACCTCTTTTCTGCGCACAAAAATACCGCCCTTGCTGATAAGAGCGGTACTTCTGTAGTCTTCACATGATCTGAGGAGGAAATGAAAAATATCTTGGAATCTTTCTGCATCTTAATAGTATCACGGAAAAATCGGACATATCGGACAAGTTTATATGGAACTATACTATTTCGTATGTTTTTTCAAAAATGTCAGGCTTGCAAGGGTAAAATTCTCCATTTACTCCTTTTATTATAAAATCATTTATAGATACGTTCATATATTCCTCTAAAGTTTTTATTTTCATGATTACATGAGGTGAAGTTTTTCCTGCTCTCCAAGCATCATCGATAATTTCATATATAAGTGATTTCCCAACAAATGCTTTTATTTCATCTAAGTTAATGCCATTCCATCTAATAGCTTCAACAATAATAGGTATCTTTCTATATTTTGCCATTTTTATACCTCCGTATTATTTTAATTTGCCATATAACGATCAAATGCTTTTCTTACGCTATCCTCTGTGTTTCCACCACCGATTCTATCAGCAACCTTGTTCCATGATAATTTTTCAACAAAACGTAAATTGATGATCCGTCTTATACGGCTGTCCTGAACGCTTGCAATAAATTCTTCGACTTCATTATTTTTTTGCAGTAAATCGTCCTCTAAAAGCTGTAAAGTAGCCTTTCTGGAATAAAGCAGTGTCCGTTTTCTGCTGTACTCCGGATAAGGGAATCCTTCAATACGAAAATGTTCAGTGCCGCCGCATCCACCTGATACGCTGTCAACAACATTCCCATCCGATTCAATTTTTCTGATATCCGATTCAAGTTTTTTAATCTTCTGCTGTACTTCTTTGATTTCTTCCTGTAAATCTATGTATTGAGATAAAACCTCTTTAGTCACCATAATCAATACCTCCGTCCGAAAGAGAATGGGTTTTGAATTGCTTCTACTTTTGCTACCCTGTTTCCGTTTGTAATTCGCAATGCAAAGTTTGAAAATACATCCGGTACATCATCTAACTGTTTTTTTCCTGAAACAGAATACCTTTTCAGTAACGACATCATTACACCGTATGGTTCGTTAGGCTTATACAATGATGAATCTTTGAATATTACGTGTTGTAAAATCCAGTTAGAGCACTGAAAAATTCTTGCTTCTTTGTTTGTTTCAGTCGGTGTGTCTGTGATGTTGCATATCCATCCTTTACTCTCTACACGCTTATTTACTTCCATTGCCACACGGTCACCGCCGGCATTACGCTCAAATTCGCACTCTTGCACTTTATTATTAACAAGTACATTTGCCGCATTTTCATACTGCATCTCATAATCTGCAGTATTGTCACAAACAGCATCCACGCAGTAATAATCTTCTCCGTACTTTTGCAATACCGGAAGAACAAAAAAATCGGTTCCTTTTCCCTTGGTATCGCATTGCCCGGTAATAATTTCCGGTTCTCCATGTGGCAGATTAAGATAACGTCTGATTTTTTCTTCCGGGAATAACAATCCCTCACGTTCAATAGGCTCTTGCTTGTAAAGACATCTATAAGAGATTTCATCCATGAGTAATTGTTGATCTTCAAAAAAAGCAACCGTAAATCCGGAAAATTCGTAGTCAAAATTGCTTAATCCTGTTTTGGGGTCAATATCCGGAACTGCAATTACTTTTACTCTCGGATTCCCTTCATACATATTTTGGATCCGACCGATTACATCGTTTACACTCCACCTGGTAGCAATATGGATCTCTTTGCAATTCTTTCCGTCAGTATCTTGTGTCTTTCTTTGCCTTGCATCTACCGCATACTTGTCCCACAGTTTATCCAAAATTATAGGATTCATAGCTTCTTCGATGCCACCAATCATGTCATCTACGAACAAAAACTTAGATGCACGTACTTTACCAGCATTTTTACTTCCTACGGATGTGCACTGAACGGATGGAAATGGTTTATATTTGCCGATGTTAAACTGTTCCATTTTTGCGTTAGTACTGGTAACGGAAAGATTTGGGAATATTTCATTCCAAGT